TCTTATTTGTATTATTTCTTTAGCTATTTCTTCTGGATTAGTAGTTTTAGGGTAGAGATTAATTATACCAAGGGCTTCTTTTTCTTTTAATCCAAGTTTTACCAATTCAATCCTAACTTCAGTTTCTATTTCTTCTGGTATTATAAAATTAGCTAACCTCAACATAGTTTACATTCATAACAGTCTATACCTATACTATCTTCAATTCCAAGTTCAGTCATAAACCATTTCTGTATAACAACTTCACCATTCCCACCTGTTTCAGAAATTATTATATGAATTCTTAAAATATCTCTACCCTTATTTTCTAACCATGTCATATCCTCAGTATCTAAGATAATATGATAGTAAGAACAATCTATAGTAGGAAATAGAACTTTTATTATTCCTTGTCCCTTCTTTCCTATTGTCCTTTTATCTTCTTTATGCTCAAATGGAACACGACTCAGACCTTTAATATTGAATGGATATTTATGATTTTGTAGTTCAAAAAAGATGTTTGAATTATTCTGTGATATTGCAGTTTGTATATAATTCCAAATATCCTTAGCTCCTAGTAAAAATAATTCTTTAGCCCTTATCATTCAAGAAGTCTATAATCTTTTTCTTAAGGTCTATAATTTCTTTTGCTATCTCCTTTGGTTCTTTATGTGAGGACCTGAGAGTTATAGTTTTTGTTGCAACCTCAGAACCCTCTTTTTCCATCTTCAACAGTTCTTCCATTACATCTGGGGTTATATCTTTAAATTGTAGTATAGTAAGATTCATTCTATATATAAGAATTTTACAACATTAGCCTCATTCCTACCAGTCCTCCCCAATAAGTATCTTCATCAGGGGAAGTAATTTGTCTTACTTCTTTAAATCCAAGTTTTTCGTATATATGTCTTGCGTCTGGTGATATTCCGGGCACCTCTAGTGTTAATACCTTGTAGCCTTTATCTTTAGCAAACTGTATAACCCAATTTAGTACCCTTTGAGCATAACCGTGACCTCTATATTTTTCATCAACTTCAATCCACATTACATTTAATTCATTCCCAGATATTTCAGTTAGATCTAAGCTTCCAATATTTTTCCCACCTTCTAGTATTGTATAGTCGGCCACGGTTTCAAATTCTCTAGCATTTTTTATTTTGAAGAGCCTTATTATAGCTTTTGTTATGAATGCAGCTATATGTTTAGTGAACCAGGAATCTTTAAACTTTTTAAGAACTAGATTACCAAGATTAATTTCCTCCGGCGACTCAGTTCTAAAGCTATATAGTCTCTGTCGTAGTATTATCATGACTTCGTATTACATATTTTACCATTTGCCAGTTCTTCTGGCTATCATTTCTGGAATCTTAGAAAGCCCGCTGTGGTAATAAGTTTCAAAAGAATCTCCTAGGTGATCTTCTGCTGCCTGAATATCTTTTTCTGTGGCACTCTTTTTTGTTTTCATACTGGCAAGGCCGTCAATTGTAGCCCCTCTTTCATCTTCCCATCTTCCTACTGGATGTTTATCAAAGGCCTGGTCAAAGTTATTAATACCTAAAGCTTTGTTTCTATCTATCCCTCGTCGTGCCCCCTGTCGATATTCGTGCTTTATATGTCCCAATTCATGAGCTAGTGCTGCTGGATTTTCGTCTGCTAATACAATTACTTTTCTTTTCAGATTTACACTATCATTGCCATTTTTAGAAATTTGTACAGTATATCCCCAAGATTCTGCCTCTTTTTTGAGTTCTTCAAATAATTCTTTGTTTTGTCTGAATGATTTTTGAGTAGAGTCAAGCTTTTTTCGTGTTTTATCAAGAGAGTCCAATTGTCTCTTATAAAATTTAGCTCCGGGCTTTGATATTTGCTGTAACTTATCCTGTATATATTTTTTCCCTCGCTTAGATTGAGCCTCTTCTATTCTTTCTGCATCTACAATGGCTTTTGGGTTTTCTATCATTTTTCCATTTTCAAATATAAAAGCCCTCTCTACAGCATTATCAAACTCCTTATCCAGTTTTTTAGAATCTTTTAAGTATTCCTTACGCAGTTGTTTTAATTTTTCTTTCTGTTCAGAATTTTCTCTTAGTTTTTGAATTCTTCTATATCGAGCTAGGAGTTTAGGATTATTGTATTTTTCGATTAGATGCTTGGCGCCTTTGGAGGTTTCAGGTAAATCCAGGTGTTCTGCCATTGTTTTAAACTCATCCCAGTTTATAGATTTAGTATTTCCCCTTTCAAAAGACTTATTAAATCCCTCAGCAAACTTACTAAGTCTGAAGTAATCCTTTGTAGTTAGGTTTTTATATCCTTTTGGTAGTTTCCTAAATCCATTAGTAGCTTTGTGAAGTTCTTTTATTACTTTCTGATCCTGCCTGGTATATGATCTTTGTCGTAAGATTATCATATTTCTGTCTTAAGTATTAAAAATATAAGAAGAGTCTCAGATATCCTTAGGTATATTCAAGTCTCTTCTTATAACGTGTTTCTAGATTTTTCAAGATTAAGGATTTTATGCCTCTTGAAGCGCAAAATGTAGTGTTTTAAATTTCTAATCCATAATGTTCTATGAGATACCTAAAGTCACGAAGTATTTTATCTTTCTGTCTTCTTCTCCCGTCTGTCATAAAAGTCTTAGGGTCAGAAAGAAAATCTAAGGTATACTGTTTGGATTTTATTATACTTTCAGGCGTAAATACAAGAAGCTTAATCCCATTCCACTCTTTTTCTTCTACCTGTAATTCTATTGGTATATCAGGAAGTTTATCGATTTTAGGAAAAAAGTCTAACTTAGGTTGGGGTTTGTCTTCCTCGTTAAAGTCTAGAAATTTAATATCTAAGTCGTGAAATTTTCTTCCAAGGTCTATTTCATTAATCCAAAGACCATAACTCCCTCCATAAACAAATCTTCCAATTCCTTTTAGTGAATTAAGATATTGATAAGACTTTATAATTATATTGTCTTTGTTATATATTTCGGCTCTGGCTCTTTTGTATTCTTTATATGCAGTATCTCGTTGTTCAGGAGTTAATTGAAAGTTGTTATTTTCTAGATAGGCATTATATATAGTCTTTTCATAAGAGTGTTTTTCATCGAGGACTTCAAATATAGGGTCTAGAGCTTTAAGATCTTCTATAGTCATTCCAAGATATTCTGCAAATTCTGGGATTAAGAATTTTCCTACCTTCATAGGAACATTAGAATCTAGTGTTTCTTGAATAAAATCTTCTTTCCCCATGTTTTTGTAGAAAAATATATCTTTCCCATCTCTTCTCATATTTAAGACGTTTGATTCTATATGTTTGGGGAATTTATCCATTATACATAGTTCATCTAAGTCTTTCTGATAATAATCTTCATAATCCATAAAGAAATATGAAGACCCGATTTTAAAAGTTTGAACTGGTTTCATTGGTTATCTGACTCTTAGTAATACCCAATTAGTAGAATAACACTCTGGATCATAAGACATAGTAGACTTATCCTCTCCAAGAAATGCCCAAATAGGACAAGATTCTGGGTTGTTTCTATTTTGGTGATTATGCTCTATTGACATATTATATAATATATCATAATCAATTGTTTTGGTAAGTGCATATTTAATATTTGGCGAATATGAATTATAATCATCATTTGGCATTTCCCATAGATAAAAGATATTTTCATCATATTCTATAGAATCACCAGTATAATCATATTTATTAGCACCACAAAACCAGTTATAATCTCCTTGAGGATCAGAAAGTATATAGTCGAAGTAATGATCCCAATTTTCTGTACCCATATCTTCTGGAATATAATAGTCAATCTCATCCATATCTGGGTAGTCATCAACCCACATCTCTATTGCTTGTTTTCTGACTCCGACTTGGTCTTCATTGATGTGCCAATCCTGAGGAATCCCACTAATTCCACTAGGCCAAGAGGTATTTCCGTTTTTAATAAATACCCCATCTGGCCTCACTCCTTTTAACCAATCATTTGTAGATACGTTTTGATTTATTCCAGATGTTGCCATACATTTGATGTAGTGTAGTTTTGTACAGCCCTCAAACATATATCTATAACAACTGCTTATCAGTGTTGTGGCTGGCAACTCTGGGGCTCTTTCTAATGATGTACAATTTTTAAACATAGAATAATAACAGCTTTCATGTAATGTCGTAGCTGGAAGTATAGTAGGCGCTGATTTTAAAGACCTACATCCCTCAAACATCAGATTATAACAGCTAGAATCAATTCTACTAGAAGGCAACTCTGGGGCTCTTTCTAATGATGTACAATATTGAAACATTTCTACGCAGGCATTAACCCCATCTATACCATTAGGAAATAAGATATCTTGTACTTCCTTAAGGCTTGTGCAGTTTCTGAACATACACATACAACATTCACCTGCGTCTTGAACTACCCAATCTGCCATTATCTCTGGTGCTTTTATTAAACTATTACATCCATCAAACATCCACTTATAGCATTTTCCAGTAAGAGTTGGAGCGGGAAGTATTTTAGGTCCATCAATTAAACCATTACAACTATCAAACATTCCCTCATAACACTCTTCGCCTAATGTAGTGGCTGGAAGGACTAAGTTTTCTGCATGTAAGATTCCTGTAGAACCAGCAAATAAGTAACTGAAGGCATTGTCTGCTACAGAAAATTTATTATAAAAATCTGAGCTGTCGGTAAGGGACATTATATTTCCGTATATTTCAGCATAATTTCCTCCATTAGCATCTATCTCTATCCTCCAAGACCATTCGTTACTAGAACCATCAGTAACGTACCAATTAGGAAAGTCTCCTGCTATTGATATTGTGCTTCCGGCGTCTAAAGTAATAGTTTCTGTTTCAGTATGGCTTCCATTCTGTCGTTTACCTAGTGCTATAGAGTCCCAATCACCTCCATCTATAGAGTAAATAAATACTCTTTGATAGTTGCTACTAATTCCGTCAAACTTAAAAAATATATCAATATCACCACCAACTGCTTTGATAGTTAATGGTATATATTGTGGATCCAAAGAAGATTTATTATATTTTACTTCCCCACTTTCTGTATTATAGCTTAACCACGGGTCGTTCTCTTTGACGTAACCAGTCCCTCCATCACCACTAAAATAGGTGTCTTCGTAGGAATCTGTACTATTAAACTTATTTACATGTATCATATTAATTTAAAAGCTTAATTATAAATCTAGTTTCATCTCAAATTCATTTCTATATTCTGATCATATTTTCCATAATTCTCATTGGTATCTCTCCTGAAGCTATATGATAATATGATTTATATGCTGCTTTATGATTTCTTAGAGAATCTGCAATCTGTTTTTGGGTTGCTCCTACTCTTTTATGTGCCATTACTGATTCTAAAGATGCTCTATATTCATTACCAAGGGGGAAAGCGGGATTTAGCCTAATCTGTTGTTCACCCTCTCCTTTCCACAGGTCTCCACTAAGCTCTTGTAGTTCATCCATATTTCTTCCTAGACCTTGTTCTATTTGTCTATCATAAGTTCTTCGATGACCCGCTTCATGTCCAATTGCTGCAGGATCATATTTGTTGGCTTCCCCTAGATATATAGTTCTCTCCCTACTATCAAGACCAGGCTTGCCCTCTTTAAGATATATGTGTTCTATTCCTTGCTTTTTCCTTGCATCTTTTGCTAATTTCCAAGATAACTCAGGGTCACTTACCGTTGTCCTTTCAGTTTCTAATAGAGCTTTATTTTTTAGTGCATTCTGTTTCTTAATGATGTTATTTATTCTATTATCGAGCTTATCATTTCCTGGTTTTAATTTTTCTGAGAGTAAACTTTGTAGTTCAGTATATCTACCTTCATTTTTATTCCACCAATTTTCAATTTTATCTCGATAACTATACCACTCCCTATCACTAACTGCACTATCTCTTTTTGATCTTAATAAATTAAGTTCTTTTTCTAGGGCTTTGAATTCCTCTCTTTCTTTTCCAACACCAAGTTTATGAGCCCTAATGTTGCGCCATCTTTCAATGAGCTCTGGATTAGTATACTTTTGCAAAACCCTTGTTCCGCCTCTTGCAGTTTCTGGGAGCCCTAGATGGGTGGCTAAAACTTGTACATCCTCAGGGTTAAAATTTCCTCTATAATATCCTCTCGTTATATTATCAAGTCTTATTGCATCCCTAGTAGTCAAGTTTTTATAAAGCTTTGGAAACTCTCTGAAGCCCTTGGTTGTGTTGTATAGTTCGTGGATTATCTTTTTCTCGCCCCGTGTGAAGAGCTTTCGTTTTATTATCATATAGTTAAGTTTAATAAATTTTAGCGAACCATGGAAGTGATCAGCCTCCATGGATCAAGTTAATATAGAGTCAGGACCTCATAGTTTCTCGAGCTAACTACTAATATCCCGGGAAAGCTCTATTCATTACTTTTAAAATTCTTACAATACTTACACAGATGATTTTCCTTAAGCCACCCCAGGTATTGTGCTTCTTTTGTTCCTTTCTCTGGCGAATCTTGGAAATCATCTATAGTCTTGGCATTTTCTTTTCGCCACTCTTCATATTTTTCAGAGTCACCACCAAAATCTTCAAGTGTCTTTTCTTGGATATGCTTAAACTTAGTACACATCCATCCTTCTCTTGGTTGTGATGCATATTCTTGGGTCGTTGAATATTCTTTACATGTGGTGGCATCAACAGAGAGAGGGGATTTTTCATATTCACTTGTATCTTTAGCTTTTTCATTTCCGCACTTAACGCCAACAAGAGACACAAGAATGGCTATGGCACTTAAAGCCGCAGTTAAGAGGCCATAGATGGTTCTTATAGTTTCGTTTTTCTCTGCCAATTTATCTATCTCAAACCCTTTTATGGAAGATTCAACCTTTTTATATACATTAGATAGATTTCGTGCTTCTCCTTGAAGTTGTTTGATTAGTGGAAGAATTAGGTTTACGGATATTGTCGGTCCTGTTGTTCCCATTCCAATAATAGCAAGGGGGACAGTAGCAAGACGAGTGGTAAAATCTATAGAACCATCATAAAGAAGTTCAAGGTCTCCCTGCATAGTATTAAGTCCATCTGCTAAAGAATCTTTATATATTTCTGTAAGTTCTTCTGTGCATTGACTTATCTTTTCTTTCATCTCTTCTGGATCTAGTCCTTCCATTTCCCCTACAAAATTTTCCGCCTGTATTGTAGCTAATTCTTTAGAGATAAATGGAGCCAGGTCTGCTAAATTTATACCTAATGCCATATTATCCTAATTTTACTTTGTTTGTTCTTCCAAAATTCATTCCTTCTTTTTTATATACTGGATCTGATATAAACGCTCCTGGCATTCCACCAACTCTGCCACCATTTAAATTTAGTGTTCCGTTAGTTAAGGTTATTGTTCCGCCTCCGAGATCTACTTTCATATTGTGTCCGGCTGTATTTACTTCTACATTGCCATCATCTTTTATGATAACCTCAGTACCAGTTTTATTTAGCATTCTAATCTCACCAGAATCCTTCATTTCAATACTAGATATAAGTTCTTGTCTGTCGTTTAGAATTTCCTCCCCATCTTTATATTTTCTATCGTCAGGTTTTTCCCATACTTTTTTATCATATACTTCAATGAGAATATGATCAGGTGTTATTGAGAATTCTTTACCACAAGCTCTAAATCCAGTAAAGTCATTTTCTTTAAGTTTCCAGTAGAGATAATAAGAGTTGAATTCTGGATCTAAAGACATAAGAATAATAGGGTCTCCAATTTTAGGCTCATCAAGAACATCACGTCGCGGAAAAGCATTAACCCCTTTTATAACACCTGGAATATCTGCTTCTATCCGATATTCTAGTCTTTCTTCTTCAGTATCTCCCAGAATCTTTGAAACAACTCCAAGATACATATATGCTTCTACTCCTACCTTACTCATGCTTATTTTCGTTATTTTCTTCTATTTCTTTAGCCCAATTTCCTATTCCTTCCTTGGTTGCCCATAATACAGTAGTCCATTCAAAGGGTAAGCCGTGTGGACCAGTTTTTGTTGAGCCGTTCTGAGAAAAGAATAACTCATTTGAAGCAACTATACACTTAAGTCCTTCTGTATCCCAAGTTTTATCATCCTTCTTCCGGTAGTACATAATAGTATCTCCCAGTTTCCAGTCTCTAGGCATATCTTCGCCTAGGAGCACAATACTTCCATATCCCTTAGCACCATAGAAATCTTTTGAATTTTCTGAGTTTTCTTCTAAGAGATAGTATGAATGTGAGTGAATCTTATACTCTCTATCTCCTGTAATAGAAGATACTACAAGATTAGGCTCATATTCTTTATACTTATCCTCAGGGGTTACAGATTTCCAAAGTTCTAAGGCTCCTGGGTCATCTTTATATGGGTCTTGCCAGGGGTCAAAGAGAATAGTATTTAGAGAGGTGTTATATTTAGAGCTCTTAGATGAAACTTGGGTCCATTCTTTTTGGTCTCCATATATTTTTCTTATCTTATCTCCATCCTCTGAGTCTCCAAAACTATTAATTCCAATAATCTCTTTATTTAACAGTCTATCCCAACCAAGAGCAAAGACACTATTATTCTTCCAAGCAAATCCAAGTCTCTTAATTAGATCATAAGAAGTTTCATTATCCCGATATATCTTTACTTTATCAGATATATTAGTCTTCACTCTTTTGTCCCATGTTCCAGGATAAGATGAGAGTATGGCATTTTCTATATCACTGTATGTTTCAGAATATAGTTTAGTATAGAAATTTTTACCTCTCTCTAATGCATCTTTTCCTGAATCTACATTTCCATCTTCTCCTATTATCGTTGGAATACAGATAAATTCTAGAGATACTATTTCATTGTAGACATTTCTTTTTGTTATAAAGACGTTGAATTTATAAGTGAATCCGCCTTCCTTAGTGTCTTGTATTTCTATAGTACCAGTCTCTTGATTCTGTACCATCTCTAAAGACTTTGGTGTTCCTGGATGTACTAGTTCAATTTCTCCCCTAGGTATTTCTCCTCCAAGTGCTTCTTTTATGTGGAGACGGAAAAGACTAAATTGTGCCCCAGAATCCCCTTTATCAGTCCATGGAGAGAAAGATACAGCTACTTCTTTTGAGTTTTTTGTTTTTCTTTTCATTATATCTCGTCTATAATTGAATCTAAAGTCTCTTTTGGTATAAGCCTTAGTATAATTCCTTTCTGATAATCTTGTACCCTAAGACCTCCTTGAAGTAAAATATAGGCAAGGTAAGATTCAGAACCATAGTAGTCTTTAGCAATTAGGTCTGGTCGATATTCATAGGTTTTTATCTGATATAGTTCTCGTGGAAGAGAAGTATCAGATAAACGAAGAAGAAGAAGGGAATTATATACATCAGAACCCTCTATATAATTCCCTAGATCTTCTTTCTGATATTGTATGGTTTTATTTTTACTATACATATTTCTCAGATATGTCGTTTTGTATGCCCTTTAGATTAGATTTTATTTTCTGGTCTAATTCTTGGGCACCTTCATTTCTCTCTTCACCTTGACTTGTAGGCATATTAAGACCATAGATAAAGTTTTTCATAGCCAGGTCTGAATATTTTGTAGATGGGCGAAGGACTATATTAACATCTGCATAAAGTGGTGAAAATGCAATAGTATCAGTAGTCATGTCGTTTATGATTTTACTATACCCAACATCAAGTCCACTATATCCAGCATCAAATGGCTTCTTTACCATCTGACGTGAGAGACTAAACGTAATTCCTTCGCAGACTAAAGATTCTAAGACATAAAAGGCACCTATTCTAAGTTTTAATGTTCCCTTCAGTGATTTGTTATCTATGTCTTTATAATCTGCTCTATATCCTGCCGGAGGTCTTTGCCAACCTAAGATATCAGAAACATGTTCAGTTTTATTTTCTCCTTCTCCAGTGGTAAAGTGAAGAGATTCGTATTTACCTATAGCATATGGAAAAAGTGTCTCTAGTTGCTGATTGACCGTCAGGAGCTCATTTTTTCCTAGCCATTGTGGAAATACAGTAAATCTCATTCCTAAGTTGCCAAAGGAAATACCAGTTCCACTATAGTATGAAAATCTTGTACCTTGAACTATAAAATTAGCATTCATATAGTCTACAAGGTCTCCTCCCATAGCTTCATTTCTATCCCCTATCCAATCTGCAAATCCTTTAAGTTTATGGGCTATTGAAAACTTTTCCTTTCCTGTCTTTTCATCTATCTCCGCCGGATTTGCTGCACCCCATTCATCAGCTTTAGCTCTAATCTGTTCTATAGCAGTAGAAATAGCTCCAGCATAAGGTGCTGCTGAGTGCATAACATCATTAACTAGTCCAGATATAGGGTCTCCTCCCATATCAGACCAAGTATTAGCTATAGATACATTAAAGTCCTCATTTAAGACTGACCTACAAAGGGGACTTAATGTATATCCTCCTGCATCAACATTAAGACCAGCCTCTGATGCCCTAACCCAAGTATCTCCTTTATAGACTGTATTAGGGTGAAGAGATACAGAGGTTAATCTATTATCCATCTGGTCATCATAGTACCAGCAACTTTTTCTATTTTCAACCATTATGTATTATTATCTGAAAATAACTGAACTCTATCTTTATTTCCTGAATTTCCGGTGGCTACAAGTGCACTAATTAGTCTCTTCTGGTCTCTAGTTTCAGCAGCATTGTGTACCATTTCTGCATCTAGTCCCTGAGCAGCCATCTTAAGGTCAAGCTCATTCATTTCGTTACCCTTCTTGAGTTCACCTTCTATTTTGTGCAGATAACTTACGAGAGTAGGGTTAATGTTATCTTCCTTGGATATCTTAAGATTACCTTTTTCATCAAAGAACTTAGCCCACCACTCATCTCTTTTAAGTGTTGTGCCTGAGGAAATAGATGAAGGAATTGTGTAGGTTCCATTATCTTTTCCAGTATACCTAGCATAGAGATATTGTTCAGCTTTAGATTTCTTGTATGGATTATAGGTAGAGACGCCGTTATGAAGAGAGGTATCCCAATCAACTCCATCACCAGCTTTATCCATTACCCATTCGGCGGCATCTGAAGCTTTATGACTAAGGCCAAGGACAGCATTAGAGACTACTTCTTTAGCTCCAGAGAAGAAATTCTTAAGTCCACTGCCAAAAGAGCCGCCTCCCCCAACAAATCCATCGAATCTAATATCAGATACATCTCTTACATTAACTCCAGAACCATACATTTGTGCAATTTCAGTAGGAGACCATTTTGTATCTGTGGTTATTGGTTTATATGCAACACGAATGAAATCTGCTATGGTCGAATCTGGATTTTCAAGAACCGCCTTAACTTCATTGTAATCACCAGGGACCCTATTATAAGATCTACCATTTGTTCCAGCAAACAGTGCTCCAACACCTCCCCACTTTTCTTTACTTCGTCCAAGTCTCCACCACCTATCAACTGCATATTTTACGTGATTTACATTTGGCTTTTTGTTCCATTCTCTACCTGGTGTACCAGAATGGGAGACATTAGGGTCATTTTTATATCTATATATATGTATTTCCTCACAATTTTCCCAGCCACCACTATATCGATCATGTTTGACATCAGATATCCAGTATCCATTTCCTACATACATTGAGGTATGGCCGTTTCCATATCTCTTTCCCTTCTTCTTATAGATTATAGATACATCGCCTACTTGCCATAGATCTCTGTCATTCGGCCCTAAACCTGTATCATACCATCCATGGTCTTTAAGATAGTCCTCTAGATTACTAACTGTTCCAGCACCTGGGGCTCCAGAACCACCATTTCTTAGGCCCATACCAACAAAGTCCGAACATAGTCCTCCGGCAATACCCTTAGATCTCTCGCTATAGTTTGCAGCTACCCATTTTGCAGCTGCTTCTGGGTCAAATGCACCCTCCGCTCCATAGATAAACTTTTCGTTATTCGATACAGTGTAAGAGTTATCTGTAATTTCTGGTTCTGCGCTATCTGGAGATGTTGTCTGGGTTGTACCAGTACTACTAGATTCACCAGAACTTCCAGTCCCTGTATACCCAATAATACCAGCACCTTGTATATATCCTGTTCCCGTCTGTGCTGCAAAATCTTTTAGCATTTCTTCCGCAGTCAATCCAGATGGGGCTCCGAGTCTGGCTGGTCCTTCATTTGGGTTGGTATTCTCTGGTTTTTTGTATTCAATTCCCTCTGGTGCAGTAAGTTGATAATTTTGAGCTCTCCTATTAGAAGCCATGAGGTCCGCGTTAAAGTCATATGTTTTTTCACTAGAATTAGACCTCATTTCTAAAGCTCTTTGAATAGGGAGCATAAAATTATCTTTATCTGATATATCAAAACTTATGTCATCAATTGGCAATTTCTCTCTATCCCCTCTGGTCATATAGCCATAGTAGGTTAATTGACGTATTGCATCTGCTGTTGCCCATATATAACCTTTGGCATCTAATTTTTCACCAACTTTATCATCTACTACAATATCGTCTGGTCGCTTTTCTTCTATTCTAACTATTTTTTGCTCATCTAGTCTTAATTTTCCAGATTCAACCCAAGCTTTAATGCTTTGAATTGAGTGTGATATGTTAAAGACTTGTCCGCCTGGTAGGGGAACAGTGGCACCACCTAATACCCCATCATTAATAGCTGCAGCAGTATTAAGTCCCATTTTACGAAGCTGATTAGATACTTTCATGTAGTCCGGCATGATATCCTTTAGTTCTGCTGCAACTTCTTCGTCCGGTCTTGGTCTTAATACTAAAACAAGTTCATTACTTCTTATTTGTCGCAGTCCTTTATTCCAAAGACTGGAAAGTAAAGTTTGTCCTTCTGGGGTTTTGACATTAAATGATTCTTTATATACTAATACTTCCCCATGACTTCTAGCTTCTGTGTATAGGTGTGCTAAGTCTTTTCCAACCGCTGCCGACCCTATATAACCTCTTGTAGCCATTTGGTCATAGTATCGTAAATTATTTGCTACTTGTGTTGATGCTCCTAAGTCTCCTCTTCGAATCTGGTTATTTTCATCTAGGTAGTGTTTTGATATTACGTATTGTCCAGACTTATTTATATTATCATCAAATTCAAGCAACCTAGCATCCCCCTTGTATGTACTTCTCCATCCCTCTGCTGTTCTAACTCTAGTATGTTGTTCATATCCAGATGAGTCATGTGTAGTTCCTTCAAAATGTGATGTAGTATTTCCTAAGACTGTTTGATTTATAGCTTTTTGTTGAATCCGTGATAGAGCCGCATCACCCCCAACAAGAACTGCAAGATAATTAGTTAGATTAGTAAAGAATTCTTTGAGTGCCTCTCCTGGATTTTCTAGAATATTAGCCCATGTCCCAGATTGATTTAAGGTTATTACTTCTCTGGCTTTATCAGACCTATCTTTGAACTCTTCTTTAATTTTATCCCAAGCTTTTTGAAGAATACCAGAACCGTCTTCTGCCCAGAAATATTCACCAATTCCCTTTATGAGACCTTTATTTTTGAATTTGCTACTATCACCATCCTTACCAAAGAGCAGTTTACCAAAGGTGTTTTCGAGCCCTTCTTGTAGTTTTGTAACTAGTCCTGGCTTTTGTGCTCCCTCTTCACCTTTAATCCATGAGAAGAAGTTTTTGATATTGGGTATATATTCATTCTCAACTTTATCCTGAGCCCCATAAATCCAGTCTAAGATTCTATCAAAATTCTTAGCTATAACACCAATTCCGATGATCTTAAGAATAGTTTTAAGTTGTCCTCCTAAAGTCCTTCCAACATTTCTAGGGTCAAGTTTCTTAGTAATATCTCTTCCAAACTCTTCAATCTTTCGCATCATCTTATTTGCAGATTTTGTTAGGGATACTTCTCGTCTTTGGTATTCCCTGTCTCTTCGTTTTGCTGCTTCCTCTTGTCGTGCGAAAGTTTGATTTAGCCAGTTCTTAAATTTACCCATCCCACCAGCACCATCTCCGGAAGCTTGTGGTTGTTGAAATTGTATAGGTCTTCCTTGAATTGGCCCTCCTATATTGGCGGGAACTGTATTATTAGTTATATTGGTTGTGTTATTGTGAATTGTAACGTTTTGGCGAGTTACAGATTCTCTATGTTGCTGCTTTACCTGGGAGCTCGTTCTTGGCTGGTTTAATCCATATCTTCCCATTACTCCGGCAGTGGCTTGGTTAAGTTGCATATTTCCAGCCACACTTTGAGCTCCAACTTCAGCAGCTTGAGCTAGAATCTGGTTTTGTTCTGCCTGAGCTCCTGACATTAATCTTTGTTCCATTAGATTTTGTTTTTGTGCAGCTTGAATTTCTAAGAGTTGATTCTGAGCGCCCTGAAGTTGCTGAAACTCTTTACCATTTTCAGGTCTTTGTGAGGCTAGGCGTCGTGTTTTCTCTTCTATGCTTTTTTCTGCCATATCTATTATTTACGTAATGTTAGATTGTCGGGAAGGTCAGAAAATCCCTCCCCTAATGAAAGTCTTGACCTAGTTTGTTCTATTGACTCTCCTTCTCTCTGATGTGTATAGATATTCTTATTCTTTTCAAATTTTAATCTATCACAACCACCATTGGACTGTTTTTTATCTTCTCCAGACCCAAGAGATAACATAGGAAAGTCTGGGTCGAAGCCTGATTTTTCTAAGAATCTATCATAGGATTTTCTAAGTTCTTCAAGTGTTCCTATTGTATATCCTTCTATATTATCTACTTTAAGAAACTTATTTAAATAGAATTTTAGATCCATCAATTGGGCTGTTGATACACAGGTCTCGAAAGAAATCGACAGTAAGAGATTCAACACTTACTGCCACTGATGCCTCCTTCCCATCTTCTTTACACTTAGGGCATTCTACTTCGATAGGTTCAAGTCTGTCATAATATAGTTCACGAAGAGCCAAGAGAAGTGTTATATCCTCATGTGTAGCTCCTAGAACATCTGACTCAATCTGATTAGCCTGTGTATCAAATCCTTCAATCATTGCTATAGTTTTAATCATCTTAAGGTCAGAGATTTTCCGATACCTAAGATAAGTTTCAAATACTTTCATAAAACTTTTGACCGTCGGAACTTGAACGTCGTATTTATGTCCTCCCAGTTCTATTACAGCCCCATCCATAATTTGAGGGTCTATCTGATTGAAGTGGATATCTTTTCCTAAGTCAATTTTTTTCTTAATAGTCTCTCCACATCTAGGGCAATTAATGGTTATTGTATAAGTTAAGTCCCCTGATACTGTGATAAGTTTTTTATAGAACATCAAGAAATCAAGGTCCATAATATAACAATCGAGAATCTTAGGGTCATCTCGGAGTAGGACTTTGATATCATACATATATTTTGCTAATGGGTCGTCGGTAGGTACATTCTCATTGTATCCACATATTTCCATAAAAGTCATAGGTTTTATGGAGAGACTAGGAAATTCATAACCATAGCCTCCAGACGGTAATTGTTGTGTTAGTATTTCCATAATTTATATATTATTTAAAATTCTTTTAGATCCTATAGGGATGCATTCAAACCCCTATAGAATTTTTATTTTTATGTATTTTATATAGCCCTAATTTCAGCTAGGACACTATCATAACTTCTACCTGTCTGTGAAGCTATTTTTCTGGCTCTACTTTCGTATGCTCTTTTTATGACTTCACTTCTAGGTTTGATTTGTTCTGGGTTATACTTAAGAAAGCCAAGAAGTTGTTTTTGTGTTCCCTCTATTGTCTTTTCTTTTATCTTTTTGGTTCCTGGATTTTTCTTTGCTACTGATTTAAAGATATCTCCTAAGACAGAAAAATCTTTCTCTTTCTTTTTCTCGGCTATCTTTTCCGCAACTTTCCCAGCTATCTTCCTAGTTCCAAGAACACCAAGAGCGGAAAGACCAACGATACCTGCTTCCCCTGCTCTCTTGACATGTTTATTTTCAAGAATCTCTACAGCCTTCTTTCCATTCCTTTTAAGAAATTCTATTGCCTCTTCAGCGTTCTTTGCTTGTTCTGGATTCTCTGCTAGCCTTTTAGTCCACTTGATAGCCTCTTTTCCATACTTCTTTATAGCCTTAGGGATAGTGTCTTTTTCAACTGCTTTTATTCCTCTTACGGATTCTATAACTGCTACTGGAACACCAACACCAAGACCTATAAGTTCTCCTTTCCTTTTACTTTCTTCTTTAGTCTTAGAAAATAGTCGTAATATTATCATTATCTATTATATTTATTAAATGCATTTCTAAGTTTGGTATCATAGGCATTAGCTTTATATCCAGGCCCATTATAACGAGAAGCAAATCCAGCCCAATCATGTCTTCTTAGATAAACAAGAGTTCCAGAATTTTTCATAAACTGTAGACCTAAGATAAACTGCCAGAATTCAGACCTTTGCATCTTAGCTACAAAGTCAAAAATACTTTCACATCCTGCTTTTTCATAGTTAAATCCCATAGTCTGAAATATTCCCCATGAGGCAGATTTGAGTGCAGCTACTTCATTAATTTCTATAGCCTCCTTAAGTCTGGACCACTCTAAGACGCCACCCTTATATAATGATCTATCCCACTTTCTTGCTATAATTCCTGGATGACTTTGAATTAGCGTTTCAGGGTCTATAGCAACTTCCTTCAGTTGTTTATAGAATACGGCCGCTTCAAAGAGAATACTAACTGAGCCATCTTTATTAAAACCGCCTCTTCCTCCTGTCTCTACATCTTTGACAGCTTTAAGAGAGGGGATATCGATATCAAGAACATTAGCAAAAACACGATAATCATAGTCTGTAACTCCAGGGGCTCTATGATTCTTTTCCCTATCCTCCAAGACAATCATAAACCAGGTATCCATTCCAACTATTCCATCGGGGACCAGGTTATTTCTTTTCTGATATTGGACAACAGCAATTCTAAGTTCTTCATCAAATGTATACTTATCTTTTGGAAATCCTAGGGCTCTCGAAAGATTAACTACTTCCTGCCCTGTACTACCTGGTTGTATTGTTTTCATTTCTTAATATTATATATTATTACGCGCTTATTTCTTATTAGGGTCTTTTGCAGCCAGGGCCTTGTCTTTCTTATGTCTTCTTATAGTTCCATATGTTACAGAAGGAATTACGACACCGGCCCCAATTAATGCAGTCTTCTTATTAATCTTTTTCTTTGCTTTCTTATATATCCTATCTGCAGCTAAAATAGTATCACTATCTTCTTTTTCCAAAGCCTTTTTTAAAATATTATTAGCTTTAGTCTCGTTATTAAGTATCCAATTAAATTTATCAGAATTATAGCCAAGTCTTTCTATAAATTTATGAAATTCCGGCAGGTCTTTAATTTTCTCTTCAAATTTTTTATCAAATTCCTTTCCAACTTTATCTAATTCTGCAGATACGGCTTTTTTGCGTTTTATATACTTCTTAAAATGTTTATCATGCTTATCAAGAACCTTCATCTTTATTTTATGTTCTACATCATCTTTAGCCACTGAATTTCCTAAAGCAAGACCACCAGCTACAGTACCTGCCATAAGACCATTTATCGCATTTAGTCCTTTTTTCTGAGTTTTTCTAGACTTTACTTCTTTATTATATTGCTTTTCTTCGTCTGACATAGAATACCTCTTCTCTCTTTCTTCTTTAGCCTCTTGGAGATCTTGTTCGTATGCCTTTTGTAGTTTTTTGCGTTTATTAATGGCGCGGCCTGATAATATTGCAGCTGGAATTCCATATATAGCAGCCCCCTGAAGAGCAGCCTTTGCCCTCTTTCGTCTAATGATTTTCTTACCAACCTTAGATTTTTTAACTTCTTCTACAATTGTTTCTACACCACCTACAGGGTCATTTCCTATTACTGTGTTAACATATTGAGAAAATTTGACTTTATCTTCTGGTGAAATTGGCATTGGCTTGGTTCTAGTAAGATTTCCTACTTTCTCTTTTACTTTTTCTTTTATTTTTCGTACTATTCCCGGCTTTTTCCCATTCAATAGAGATTTTGGGTCTTTTATAGGCTCTTTCTTTAATGGCGCCTCTATAATATCGTTTATAATTTCCCTAGCAGCGATGTCTTTTGTCTTAGTTAATAGCCTAGAACCAACACCATATCCAGCCGCGGCCGCAGCACCGCCGTATAAACCGGCCTTTGCTGCTTTTTCAGAGTTTCTTAGTTCTTGTGGTTTTTTAGGGTCTGAATCATTAGTCTTATTATGAGATTTATCATGATTTCTTCGACTAATTGCTGATATTGTGGGTATAGCCGCACCAGATACTGCTCCAGCAGCTCCTCCTATTAAAGCTCCCTTTTTACCACCAAATGACTTACCAATAACGGCAAGAGGAAGGGCGCTGACTCCAGCATGAGTAGTTATGTCTTTCCAATCTTCCTTTCTTCTTACTTCTTTTGTATGTCTTCCTTCATATTGGCTCTGTTTATTTTTTTTTGTCTCAGAGTATGTTCTTTCACCTAGGCTACTAATAGAGTCCCTTAATGAAGCTAAGTGCGGATGTTTGGTATCCTTATCATATCTCTTTAAAGCTTTTTCTGCCATTCTTTGGTCTCTATCCTCAAGTCTTCTGGTTTCTTCTTTTCTAAAGGCATATTTTTCTGGGTCCTTTATTGTTTCTGGTCCCATTCCATTTTTATGATATATAGTCTGGCGGGAATCATTACTTCCTGACCTTCTCCTAGAATTTTTAGCCCAGTTTTCGTATACCTTTCGATTTTCCTCAACAGCCTCTTTGTTATCGTAGAAGTCCATTGAGTCTTTATATCTATATTTAGCGCGTTTTGCCCTAAATTTCAAATCTTTCTTAGCTTTTTCCAGAAAACTATCCTTTTGGTTTTCTGAAAATTGTTTTAATACTATCATGATTTCTTAAGTCTTTCTTTTGTATTAATCTCAGCTCCTAGTCTTGCTGCTTTTCTTTTCTTCAGAACTCTGGGTGCTTCTTTGGCTATAACAGAACCAGCACCAATGATTGCAGCACTTATAGCTATTTTCTTTGAGTTCTTTGATAGCTTAGATTTTAATTCACCTGGAATTCTAACGTCTAATCCATACCCTCTTGCATTTCTTTCTATAAATTCAGGAGACTTAGAAAGAAGATATGCGCCACCACCAAGGAGACTTCCTCTTTTTATGGTTTCCAGGTAGGTTTTCCAATATTATCCAGGGTCGCTTGTTTTCCGGCGGCTTTCTTTGCAGCCCTTATAATTTCTTCATCAGACTTTCCTTCATCCGCTGCTTTATCCGCCGCCTCCTTTCCGACCCTAAAATATTTTTCGGCGTCAACTTTACCATTCCCATCTTGTGTCCAGCCTATGCCTATTCTAGAGTCTTTAAGTTTCTTAGAATATTCTTTCTGTCGTAAGATTATCATTTCTTTTTATCTTTTTTTTTATGTTTCTTAATAGCCTTAACTCCAGCAATAGTACCTGCTGTAACTAAGGCCCCACCAATAGATAGTCCGACTGCTCTTCGTAGGTTTCTTTTCTTTAGTTCTTTTCTAAGCCTCTCCTTAACTTCTTTATTAGAAATACTCGGCTCAGTCTGAGAAAGATCTCCGAATTTCATTCTTTGATCTATAGATCTTAACCAGTCTCGGTATGCCTCTTTAGGAGATTTATTAGATATAAATGATTGAAATTGCTTTTGTCGTCCAGATTTAATATCTTTTCCTTGATGTGTTTCTATGAATATATAATTTCCTTTAACTTTAACATTTCCAGTCGCGCCAGTTCCTGGGTTTCTTGGCATTTTCCACGACTTTTCAAAGAACTTTTTAGCAGTTTTATTATTTTCTGAGTCAGGCACTAATCTTCCGTCTAAAGAGCGATAATCACTGTGATCTTTCCGCCCACTTCCGATCTCTATCTGTGAATAATGAAAAGAGTGTTTCTTCTTTCCGTATTCTTTCTGTCGTAATATAATCATAGTGTAAATATTCCTTCTAACATGCTTTGGAAAGATTTCTGTGATTCTTCTCTGGCATCTTTAACCATTCCCTCTGTGGCCTGCATCGTCCTAGTATATCCAGAATTAGTACCATATTCCTCTCCTTCGTCGATAGAGAGCTTAAGACAATAACAAGCCTGCGCAAGAGAATCCCACACATCTTTACTTCCCTTCTGCCCACCATCGGGATTATCAAATTCAGCCGAGATGGAGGCTTTCTTAGGGTGGTCTACTTTTCCTTTGGCGTCATAGTGTAAATCGTACGCCTCTCTCTGAAGTCTTTTATGTTCTGGCAGAGAGATAAGTTCATTATTAATTAAATTCTTTAGATAGATAGCTGGTTCACAAGGGACTCGGTCGGTTGATATAGTTCCAACGTTTTTAATATTATCTCTAGTACAATCTTGAAGTATTTGTCTTGAGAATGCTTGGTCAGCTGCTACTATGATAGAATAAAGTTTATTTAGGTCTTGAAGGAGCTGATAGATATGAAATAATGATATCTCCTGACCTGATTTATTTCGGATGGCAACAGTAAACCAACAATGAACAAGTGGAAGTTTTGTTCCACCAATATCTTTCCAACCATCAAATGAAACGGCCGAAATACCGGTCATATCTCCTCCCTGTGCTGCGCTTAAGTCTAGACCTACCCAAAGAGGCGTATGGGAGGGAAGTTGACCTAACATCGGCCGAATTTTATCGATGAGTCTTTCTTGTTTATTATAGAAATCAACCTCTATAATTTCTGGTATCTTATTAGGAATCTTTGAACAATTAATGAGATGTTCTATGTTCCCACCAAAGAATGACTCACTATCTCCTCCCGCTGATATACCTGAAAAGTCTTGGATAGCTTTAAGAACATTAGACTTATATTCCCCTAAGAGTTGTATTGGGACTTCTATAACTTTGTCTTTATCTATTCCAAAGTCCTGGTCATATTTCTCATCTGAATATAGAATTCTTGGGGGAAACTTTTGATTGCCTGTAAAAACTCTGAATGTTTTTCCCTGAGACTCCTGATACATACTTTTTCTTACTTCATAGTGGGCAGGATGACAGTTCCAGGTATACTTAGGTTCTGTATTGTCTAAGAACCATTCTGTAACACTTTGGCTTCCACGGGCACTAGAGTCTATGATAAATTGTCCACAAAGTTGAAGTGCCTCCGTCGAAAATCTAGACTTAAATCGAATAAGAGATTCAGAGACCCTAAGCTGTGCATTTGCCTGATTATCCCAGAAGTTAACCTCGCCTAAGATATAGAAAATAACATCAGAACCTAGACCACCAGAGCCTCGAGGACCAGAAGTAATTAGTCTAAAATTAAGGGCATTATTCTTAGTATTTTTAAAGAATGGCGAATATTCTAAGACATCCTTAAACCAATTCTTAAATTCTTTGACAGCAGTTTCCTCCGACCTATGGAAAATAACGCAGCTAAGAGGTTTTGGTGCAAGTCCAAGTGTCTTAGAAGGATTTCGCATTGCCAGAAGTCGTGCATAAGTTAAGGCTAAACAGATTTTAGATATTGTTGACTTACCTATACCAATTGCACCCGACAAGATTAGAAATGGCTTTCTCGTAAATAAAGGTTGTGTTTCACCAGGAAAGAATATTTCATTTTGAAGTGCATCTTTCCAGAAATCAAATATAACACGACCCTCTGAGAAAAAATCCTCACCTCCTAAGTAATATGTATCACTATATAATCTTTCTACCGATGGAGGTATAAATGTATATCCTTTTCTTGAAGCGAAGAACATTAATCTTTCTTCAGGAGTCATAGAGTTATACATTGCCTCAACGGAAGAAACTGTACTGAGACTTTGATCCACTGGTCTTGTAGGATCGTCTCCATGTTCTATGTAATTAAAGTTCTTCATAATTTTTTATTATAATGTGATCCTATAGAGGTACATTCAAACCCCTATAGAATAGAAATCTATGCCGGAGCATATATCAATCTAGCTAATGGCTTTTTAGTAGTTTTTCCAAATTTATCAAGTACTTCTAGTCTTTTCTTGTCGGCTGCAGATAATGGAAGCTCTGCAACGGATTTTCTAAGAGATACTTGATACTTTAGGTTTCGTTTTCCCTTTCGAATAAAATTTTCAGCAAGATTCTTAGAGTAAGCTCTTTGTCGTAGTATTATCATATTTTACCAATCGAAGTTGTTTCTATCGATTCTAGTTTTATTTCTAGACTCATTATAGGTATATCCACCAGAACCATAGGCCATATTTCTAGCTTCTCTTGCTTCATCACGATCTTCGGCTCTGTGTCTATCTTCCCAATCCATCTTCTCACGACGAATTCTATCTTCTCTTTCTTCTTGGCGTCTCTTTTCAGCTAGTTCTTGAGCCCTTCTTCTTGCTTCTTCTGCTTTTCTTTGACGTTCATTGATTTTACCTTGAACTTTATTTTCAAAGTCTGCATCACCACCCTTTCTTCTAGCTTCATCGTCCATTTTTCTTGCAAGTTTAATGGCTCTCTGGTCAGAATCGTGTCCATCTTCTCTGGAATATCTAAGACCTCTAGAATTTCCTTTAGACCTTCCTTCAGCTTCGCCTGCGCTTCTTCCTGCTGATTTACCAAGACCTCTACCAGCAAGACCACCACCTAAGGCACCAACACCAAATCCAATAAGAGCTCCCTTATTGCCAGCCAGATTATAACCAATATAGGCACCGGTTCCACCTCCTAAGATTGAACCAGCTATAGTTCCTGATTTCTTTCCCTTTTTCTCACCTTTTTCCGCACCACGTTTAGCTTCATAGTCTCCGTGGTGTTTGACATACTTCTTTGTGTTTCTTTTAGCTCTTTCCTCTTCTTCTTCGAGGGCATCAAGCATCTGGCCACGAGTCATATGTTTCAGGTCATAGTCGGTATATTCCTCTAAGTTTCCTGGACGTCTAGGAAAATCGTCATCGTCGTCTTCATCGTCATCTGAAAATTCACGCTGAGCATAAGAATAGCCATCTTCTATTCCGCTATAGTAGACCTCTTCAAGAAGCAGGTCTAAGTCGTTATTTCCTGTTGAAAATAATTTCTGTTTCATTTATTATTTTGATTTTTATTTTTAACCGCCTTATAAGCTCCATACCCTAAACCTCCTGCAGCAAGGGCCGTAGTTCCAATTGCTGCAATCTGTCCAGCCCTACCATACTTAGAGGTTCCTTTAAACAGTCTACCTGCTCGCTGCATATTTTTTGATATGAATCCGCTAGATTGTTGTGCAGCCGGAGAAGATGATGTCCCAGGTTTATTAGGTGTTTGAGGTTTTGTTGATGCATGATTAGGATTAGAGGCTGTAGGATTTTGTGTAGGTGCTTGTGGTTGTTTAGTATTTTCCATTAGTTTTGCCCTCCGCTCCGTATCTCTTAGTGCGCTCTGCCTATCAAAGTTGGCGTCATCCTTAGCCCTTCCTAGTACATTATTATATCGTTCTTTCCAACCATTTAGAGCTTTATTTTCTGCGACAGTATCATTAATGGTTATTTCGCTTACTTGTCTCCGCACTCCTTCTGGAAGTTTTTTGAATTCTTGATGCCATCCATCACTGGCCCATTCATGTCCTTTAATAAAATCAAGAGCTTTATTATAATCATGTTCTTTTTGCGCAGCCTGGTTTAAAATCTTCTTTCTTCTATTGAGGAGGTCTTCAGCAATCGCTCTTCTGTCTTCTAGTAAACTTGCTTTTGCTTTTTCGTCCAAACCAGCATAATCTCTTCTGGCAAAGTTTCTTTGTCGTAATAATATCATATATCCTATTAAATTTAACTATGGAGGATACTGTTATCAATCTTTATACCCCCCCCCATAGACGATTTTAATAGGGGACATAAAGAACTCTTGGTTAAATATACATCCGTCCTATGAAAGCCCTAATGAACGAGAGAGATTAACCACCTTTTGTTCCGTGCTGTCAAGTCGTATTGTTTTTATTTTATTATTTATTTTTAGGACCACGGGCATTTCTGGCTGCTTCCATAATCTCTTTTGTTTCCTCGAGAGTTTGGTCTCTAGGAATATTATTAGCATTAGTATGCCATCTTGCATACTTTCCAAATTCATTATGTAGATGTTCATCTGGATGTCCGGCTATAGACCTTCCTGCTTTTGCATTAATAGATGTATGTACTCTTGACTCTCCCCTGCCGATAGTGTCTTCTACCCAAGTTCCTAAATATGAATCTCCCATATCTTGAATTCTATTTCTATTATAAGCAAGGTCTCTTCCTGGTTTTAATCCAAGCCGCTCCATTTCTTCTACTAACCACTGATCCTTCAAGACTTTATTTTTTAATTTTCTAGCTCGTTTAGCGGCCATTTTTGGTCTAGCCCTAAATTCTTTCTGTCTTAATATTATCATAGCATTATTTATTCCATCCGCCACTGTGATAGCTTCGTAAGACATTTTCAGCGGCTTCTTTTGATTTATACTTTGGTTTCCAATAGACAGGACCTTGAGGAGAGTGCATATTAATTATCCTCCAATTTCCTTCACTATCCTGTTGTATAACCCCAGACTTCTTTGCTTTTCTTACTATCTTCTTAGGAACCTCTTGTCTTGGTCCCTTTGGTGGGTCCATAGGCATTTCTAGTTGTTCCTTTACTGATAGCTCCGAAAATAGTCTTTCTCTGTATTCATATATAGAGCCGTCTGAATACATTTTCTCAACGACACTATAACCCCTTTCCTGCATTCTTCTTTGACGGCGCCTTTTCCACAGCCGATAAAGTCCATATGCAGCAAGCCCACCAGCAATAAGAGGATGAGCAGCAGCCAACATAGCACCTTTTCCTAGAATCCCGGCTCCAAGTGCTGCTCCTGATGCTGCAACTTGACCTAATCCGGCTGTCATTTGTGCGCCGCCTGCCAAAGCTCCTCCTACTGCTGTTCCTGCTCCTTGTGCGAGATTTCCTAGTCCCGCTCCAAGAACACTGTATTGTTTATTTTTATATATTATCATGATATTCCTAAATTAGCTGGCGTAACTGGGTCGGCCGTTGTATTTAACCACCAATTTCCATGCATCGTATCTTGGACTACATAAAATCCAGTTGAACTAGTAACACCAGAACCAGTAAAAGTTGTAACTACTGCTGGGCTTCCTGATGTAGGTATTGTATATAGTCTTTTATAAGTTCCCGTCCCACGTAGTTGAAATTTATTTCTATGATATCTACTGGAGCCTGATAGGTAAGATTCATATACAAATTCACCAACACTACCATTAAATCCATTAGGTGCCTGAAGTGGAATTATTTTTCTACTGCCGGGCCTCATTTCAGAAAAGTTATTTCCACAAGCATATATATTTGTATCATCTATTGTTGCAAAAATTTCCTCAAAATCTATGGGGACATCATCCTCGTCATTTACAAATAAAAATGTAGACTTTATTGTTGACCATACGTGTGCTAGCCCCGTTCCATTAAGATATTTTTCAGTTGCTGCCATAATATTTTACCATAATTTACCATTAAGTTTTACTGTTCCAAATAAAGATGTATTAGTTGATTTTGGTCGAGAGCTCCATGTAGGAACTGTAAAGGACCGAGTAAATGTTGAAGGACTTGTGACGCTTGTTGTATTACTTCCTGGCCAATGAGCAACATGTAAATTATTAATGTTTTTATTTGTATTGGTTAAGTAAGCGTCCATTACAATATATGTAGTACTAACAGACCCATTACTGACTATTCCAACAAAATTATCTACATTATCATGAAATGCAATAATAGCATTACTAACACTAGAGCCTGTGCTTGAACCGTGGTCATATGTGTATACAAATTTAGTATATGGATCGCTATTATATGTTCCAAAATAGGCATACATCTCTATTCTTATCTTATCACCACTAACTAGGCCTGTCATATTGACATACATTCTAGGAAGAGTTCCACTATAGACGCAAGCCCCAGAAGATCTATACCAGACTAGTTCTGGCTGAAGATTAGTCTGAGACCATGAAGATATAGTAATTCCTATATTTGCATCAAGATATGAGACTCCGGTAGACGCTATAGATGTAATATAATGATTACTGTAGCCTGACGAAGTGAAAGTTGGTGAAAATGGTGATAATGGTGCTCTTGTGTTCGCAGTTGGGTGAAATGATACATTTGATACGCCAACTGATGTACTATTTGCCGGAATAATAGATTGATTTGAGCTTTCAAAATATTCTATCACTCCAGCTGACCACTTTGTTAATTGATATCTAGTTGCTATTTGTGGTTTAGTGAGGGCGGTAGTTGTCCTAGTCAATGTTCCACTTATTGTCATAGCATGCCAGTCTACTATAGCATTTTTAAGTTCTATTTTATGTTCATAAGTAGCACCAACTAAGAGAGACTTATTAATAGTAAATGTATATTTACTTGCTAGAAGGTCTGCATTTTCAAGAACAATATCTGTAATCCCCTGAAGACTACTATATGAGTTTGTTGTACTATCTGTTAATGTTACAGACGTTCTACCGGCTAAGACGGTCATAAATCTTCTATAAGTACCACTAAGTTTTAGCCTAAATAAAAGATGTATATCTACTGCTTGTGATAGTGTACATGTTATGGTAACAGTAGTTCCTGATAGCGTTGTTATAAAATTTGCAGTAACTGCGGTCGGACTTGGCTCTCCAGGTTCTGTATATGTATAGCTAGCTCCAGGCGTTTCATCCATTTTAAATAAAAATGTAGATTTAATTTTGCTCCATAACCTAGATAGGCCAGTACTTCCTAAATATTTTTTAGTTGTAGGCATAATTAATTATCAAAATAAGCGTATCGAGGGTATACATCAGCGGCATATATACTAGCAGGAGATAAAGATCCACCTGCATCATATACATCATCTATATTAAGCCAATATTCCGCTCCATTAGCCTGAACCCAGGCATCCATAGTGTTAGTTCTCATTCTATTCTCATTCCATAGATAATTACCATTATATCTATCGAATGTACTAGGCCACTGTCCTGTTGTGCTGTCTATATTTCTAATAAATGTTTTACCACTTCCAAAACTTATGGTTTGGGTAGTCGAATTACCAGATATATCAGTTGCATCCATAAGGACAGGCATAGGCAAATTACCAACAAGATCAAGATACTTAGTAGTCATATCAATATTTTGTGGGGCTACACATTTAATTTTTGATGTTCCAGTCGCAGCATCATCTGTACCACCCCAAGTTATAATTACATTGTATTCGTTTGCAAGACTTTCTAGGTCTGTTATTTCAGAATCTTGTCGGATTAGGTGTGCATTTAAAACTAACCAGATATATTGTAGTCCATCTTGATCTAGAAATTTATTTGCTGCATCCATAATTATAAAGTATTTTTCTTTGCTTGAAGATATCCCAGCTCTGCTCTAAGGTCTTCTAGATCTTCATTGATGTACTTAAGATCTAATTGATAAGCTTTTTCACTGGGATAATCTTCACGATGAGATTTAATTCTTTCTTTTTCTTTCTCTCTAAGTCCTATTTCTTCCAGGACTTCTTCTATATCTCTCAGTTGTGATTTTCTTTTAACTATCATATTTATATCCTCCCAAGAATCCAATAAATTACTTTCATATACCAGGGCTGTGGGTATTCTAAGTCAACGTCTGCTGTCTTAGATTTCTTTATTCCCAATCGATATAGAAGATTGTGTGCTCTCCATTCTAGGATCATAGACTTTCGTGATCTCTTGAAGGCAACATGGGAAGGATAGAGTTTCTGTATTTCATCTAAGGCGCCATAGAATTCAGCCTCAGACATCATATAGGAATCAAGTATTTTGATTCTATTATCTAATATCTTGTATCTCATGGTTTTAGTTTTTAGATTTAGATCTCAGGATAGTACATTCAAACTATCCTGAAATATTTTATTTATTTAAAATTCATATCCTTTTCTAATTGCAGCTTTAAATCCACCTGCTTTATTTATAGCTACCATTTTTTCTTTTTCACGAGCCGCTGCAGTTTCAAGAGCACTAGTCATTTCTGGCGTGTTAAGTTCTGGAAACAGCTTTTTTGTATGATTTAAAGTATTTTTCTGAACCTGTCGTAATCCTCTCTCTCCACTAGCAGTTTTGGGAAGACGGTTTGAATGGCGGAAAGCTTTTCTATTAATAAATTCAGTTAAGTTTGGGAGCTCTCCGGCTTCTGCTGCTTTAGCAGTCTTTTTAAGCATCATTTTCCCCTGTTTTGCCATTTTCCCTTTATTGGCAAACTCTTTCTGTGCATAGTCGTATCCATCAGAAATACCAGAATAATAAACCTCTTCCAAGATATCGTCTAGTTCTGAATTTCCAGTTGAGAAGAGTTTTTCATCTTCTTTGTAATAATTGTTTTTAAGTAGTATCATAGTTAGTAGATTTATTTTTCTAACCCCACCGCAGGATAATTGCTATAGTGGGGTTAGGTGTTTTAATTTTAGATATTATCGAAATCTCTCTGATAGTGTTCGAAGGCCATTGAGAGTTGAACATCAGCTCTATCAGTACCATCCTGATCCATACCATTTTCGTCCATAGTTCCATCCATGATAATACAGTTATAGAACTTTAGACGTCTCACACTAATACGGCTTGAGTTAGTGATGATAAGCTCAATCATAGGTGCTACTAGGTCATCTTTTCTAAATGAGAACTTAGTATCTGGATCTGCAACACGGTTTCTCCAGTCAGTTACAAAGTATGTAATAGCTTGGTCTTCTTTGTCGACGAAACTTAAAGATAGGGTTCCACTAGTATCTTGACCAGTCTGCTGAATGATTGTGAAGTTTCCTCTCATTCTTTTCTGAATACCTGAAACACTATAGTTAAGCTGGACATTGACTGAATTAAGTCTAGCATTTATAATAGAATCTCCAGGCCAGTATACAATTGCAGGTGGGGTCCATTTAAGCTCCCACATGTCACCTCTTAAGAATTCTTTATTATCATCCCTATAGGTATTAGTATAGTCAATAAAGTCCATGTAGCCTTTATTACCATGGACTAAGTCTTGCATTTTAGTTGCCATATTTCTTATAATTAATAGTTATATCAAGAGTTATATTATTTTTAAGAAGTTCTCTCGTCCATATATCTACTTCTATATCGAGAGTCTCTAAGTCTGGATATGGAATATACCCTACTACCTGAATTGATTTTACATTAGAGAATACTGAAACTCTCTGGACAATTTCATTTATTTTATTTTCGGTCAGGGTATTAAATTTTTGTCCAATTATTTCCCACCTATGTTTTTGAATCTCTCTATATACTTTTCCAATAATAAATCTTAGAATTCCAGATGATTCATAGTCCTTGCCATCCTGATACTTATTATAGTAGTAATATTGATTATTTGATACAAGGTAATTACATTTATATTCTTCTAGAACTCCTTCAGTTATATATGGATTGTGAAGATACATAGTTTCGCTTCTATATTCTATACCTATATTTGAGGGTGGATTATATACTATATCACTGTATTTATATAGTGATTGATTATTGTTTTCTAATAATCCCCTAAGGTATAAATAATAAGCTGGCCGAGGTTGTCTTCTATATTGTATGTTTCCGTAAAAATAAAGCAATCGATTTTCCTTATCTCCCAGGTAATTCTTGAGGTATTCTTCTCCTGTTTCCCCGATTAGGTACTGAAATTCTCCGGCCGTTGCATAAGGTAGAAAAAGCTTCTCATCTCTACGCTCGCCATACAAAGATAGATTAGGAATCATAAAGAAATCTGGAACCACTGAATCTTCGAGCGTGTCTCCAAGAAGCTTATCCATAGACCTTATATATCCTTCGGCCGATGTTTCTTTTACTTTAGCTCCCGACAGATAGAAAAAACCTAATGGAAGTTTTTCAAGTCCATCCGAATGTTCACAATATAGTAGCTTAGATTCTCGATTTATCTTATCTAATAGCCCTTCTTCGCCTAGATTTCCCTTTAGATGCCCTATATAATATTCTGAATATCCATATCTAGAAATTCTTACTATATATCCATCCTCAAGGGCATCTTCTATGGATACTGATATTCTTGACTCAGAAAGATTATATTCATCGGGGTCTCTACCTATTGTTTTAGATTCAAAAGAGATATATCCTTCATTAGATAGATTTGAAAATATTAGATTATCTTCTTCCTCTTGTGCTACAGATAGTTCTATAGAAGAAAAGGAATTCATCTCAATCAAGTCTCTTCTTTCTTTAGAATACAATAGATATTCTGTATCTGATACCTTAGAAGTTAGTGTATAATCTTTAGACAGTAAGTTGATAAGGTCTTGGAAGTTTTTGATATTCTTATACTCAACGTTTCTTTCGCCAAGCTTAGATTTAATTTTTTCTAATATCTTCCCTTCCCCTTTATAATAGATAGTCCAGCTATTATCCGACCTATAGCCAAGATATTCACCATCTCTCAGCTCTTCACCAGACCATGATATTCTAAATACATAATGTCCCTCATCAGTCGATTCAGAATAATCAATGTCGATTATTTTTTCTGGGACCTCATTTATATCTCTGGGATGACAGACTTTTCCTGATTCTGAAATAACCAAGGTATCCCGATTATCCTCAGGTTCTGAGAAAATAATATCTTCTTCTCTAACCCACTCTCCAGAATAATATACCCAATTCCCATCTTCTGAAATATACCTTATTTTTTCTTCACCAGAGATATATTCCTTAAGATAATTTATAGAAGGGTATGGGTGATTTTCTTCATCTATGTATCTATCTACATAGTCTAGACTAGTTGTAGAAACAGGTGTTGGTCCATAGAGATAAAGCGAGACTCCCATCTCTATAAGCTCTCTAAGATAATTATAGTCAGAGAAAGATTTACCAAACCAAATATTGAGTTCATCCAAAGACCGTACAATAACAGGAGATTCATAAGACATAGAAGAGCTTGGAACCTCTGACAGTATTATAAAATCATCTGGATTATCATAGTATCGATTAGCTCGAATAGTTCCAAGTTTTATGTACATATATTATAAATATCTATCTTTTTTATCTATTAATTCCGATGCCCACTCATTTATATAGACGTGTGCTTTTTTTATATCCGAGCTCCCTACATATTTTACTGGAATTGGATCAACTTTAGGCGGTCTATCATCTATAACGGTATTTATCTGGTTATAGAGGTCCTCTGTATCAATCTCAACTGACGACATATCCATATCTTCAGTTTCTTTAAGAAGAGTCGTCAATATTTTATCAAGAGATATATTTATATCGTCTGGATTCTCTCCTACTATAGAGAAAGATATGCTGAGGTCTTGTCCGCCTCCTTCAATCTCCCCAGAATATTCCTCACTAAAGTCCTTCATTACACACAGAAGGTCAAATTTTTTTATTGTAGAATATTGTGGGGTCATACAATAGATACGAATACGAAATGTTATATTCTTGTAATGAGAAATACAAATCATATTTTTGTCTATTGCGGTCGGAGTTGCTTCATAAGTATTTCCTGAATCCATATAGAAAAGTGCATCATGAGCCTCTGAAAAATATGTAGCTACATCAGCACATTTCTGAAAATACCTTCTCCAAGACTTATATTGATCGTCAACTACAGAAATCCTAAGTTCATTGGTATATTCTACTGAAACTGGATAATTAATTTCTCCATCGAAAAGTCCTAGAGATTTAGATACTAGTTTAGATTTTTGAAGTTCAAAGCCATTTATAGGAATCCAAGAAGAATATCTAGTTAAGTGATTATGCTGAACTCTATTTTCAGTATTAATTTCATGTATCGATGGAAGATATGACCAACCACCATTTTCGAAGTCATCAACAAACGGCTCTATTACAACTTCCCAATAAGCATTAGAGTCGAGAGTTAAGTTTCCGTCAGGTCTCTTCATTAGCTTCCATGGTGTCGTAATATAAGGACTATTTACTAGGGTTTCTCTGAAATCCTCAAGGGTATTTATATCTTTAGGGTTAACTTTTGGACAGAGATCTTTAAGAGTTAATTCTATACCCTTTCCAGCAAAATAATCTGAAGTATTAAAAACTACATCTCGACGTTTTATAATAGCTTCGAGGTCCTTATTAGCATCCTTTAGTTTGTCCTGAAGAAAATTTCTTGCTTTCTTAAGTCCCTCAAGTTGCTGTTCTGGATTTTCTCTAACTACAATATTACCTACAGCTCTAGTTATGTTCTTACCAATATTTGATATTGTTTCAGATATAGCGTTATTTGTATTTTTTAGGCTGGCTGATAAAGAATCTATAATAGATTGTTGACTATCTACCTGTTTTCTTGCCGCTGAAGCTATTGATTCTGAATTTAGTCTCTTAAGTTTTTCCGTCTTTGTTTCTTCTACCTCACCTGTCAAGAGATTTCGCTTTCCACTGGGTTTATTTTGAGGTCGTGAGGTATCAATACCACTAGAAATTCCATCTACAAAGGGAGCTATAGAATTCAGTCCTCTTCTGATTGTCGATTCTATTCCGCCACCAAGAAGACCAGTTACACCACCTTGGACTAAAGATTGAATTCCATCCATTACAGCACTGCCTCCAGGAAGTCTAGATCTATCAGTTCCTGTTATTTTTTCAAGCTTATTTCTAGCCATAACAAGAGCCATCAGGGTATTCTTAAGGATATATTCTCTTCCTGCTGCCGAAATTTTATCAGTATTAAGAGCAACTCCTGGTAGATTTCCAATAACACTAGAGCCACCATCAGCTGCAAGTTCCGCCAATCTTCTTATATATCTATCTTGGTCATATAGGGCCGGATTTAAAAAGCTACTGGGATTTCGTAAGGGGTCTTCATTTTCTGAAACTTGATATTTAATTCTTGAAACCCTATTTTCTTCTCCATACCTTTGTCTATATTCTTTATCTAGGTAATCACTGCTGATAGTCTCCTTTTCTGGGACGTCTAATTTCTTTCCAAAGGCCTTTTCTTCTAGCGTAGACTCTTTATCTTTTCTCTCTGACCCTACAGTGTTGGCCATGAATAGGAGCTTTTTCTGCTTTTCCAAGAGATCTGCTATCTTTCCAGAAACCTCTTGTGCCCTCTCTTCAGTTAGTACTTTATTTCCAAGATAAGCAGAAATAATTCCAGCAAGTTCTAGATTTCCATGTCCTATAGTTTCTGCACCTGATTTTCCAGATACAAGAAGTTTCATAACCTCTT